ATTCGTACCATTCTTCGCCAGCGCCGGTACTTCAGACAGCAACAACTTGGTGCAAGACTCAGAGTATTTGCAGTAGTCCACCATGCGGTCAATGGGACATTCAAGACCCCACCACAATTTGTATTCGCAAAAGTGCTGGAAAGATTGGAACGGCTCTCCCTCTTTGGTCTTGCATTCGCGCCACAATTGCTCGTCAATGATTCGCTCAATGAACTTAGGCAAAACATCGATCAGGTTTGATTCGCCGCGACCAAGGACTTGCTGGGCTTGATTTATAAGATCATGCGGCATTTCGGAACCCTCCAGCCTTCATGGACTTAACGACTTCCAAAACGTGCTGCATTTTTGGGATGTCATAGTTGTCCATCAAATCGTCAATTCCGTTGACGCCGCATCTTTTGTTGACCTGACTCCAAGTGCCTGGAAAGTCTGGGTTTTGCGGACTTTGAGCAATTGCAATTTGCTTGACCGTGCGTCCTATCTCTTTTCTGAGCTCAAGTTTTGCGTCATGCTTTGGTATGTTTATTTCTTCTAGCTTTGGCTCAACGCCGAGCTTTCGGTTGATGTGTGCCAATGTGGTTGCAGAAACGAAAGACAGCTTGTAATCACCGCGCTTTAGTGACTCTGCGTATTCGATTTCTTCAGCCGTGTAAACCTCACCAGTCGACGAGATTCCACCGCCAGCCTGATGCTCGCTACCTAATGGCAAAAAGTCCGATTGAGGCTTTTCATCACCATCGCCGCCGTCTTGGATTTTGTTTTCGTTTTCACCGCGATCATCGCTTAATCCGGCCTTGGCTTCTGCCTCAATTCTTGATGCCCAGTCTTTCAGTCGAGAAAACCCAGCCATATAGACGGTCGCATCTTCTGGCTTCGATTTGTCCTCATGGCGAACGACACGACCTACCATTTGGCGAAACAAAAGCTCTGTGCTTGGATTGCTTGCCATCACCATGACACGCAAGCGTTTAATGTCCACGCCTTCGGAGATCTTGCGAACCGAGCAAATCCATCGACCAGACTTGTTTCCGTCGCGAAAACGAGAGATTTTTACGTCAGCATCAGGATCGTCGTGCGTGATAATCTCTGGGGCCTCGCCAGTAACCTTGCGAACTGCTGCGCGTACATTCATTAAATGCCGATCGTCATCGCCATCATTACCTGGTCTACAAATAACGATGCCAGCTGCATCTGGATCGTCCAATCGGTATTCATCTAACTGGGCGTCAGCGCGAGCAATTACCTTTTCTAGCCATGCCGAATCTTTGCCAAAAATCGTTTTTGCAACGAATGATTCATCGTTCTGGTCGGCGTCGCTAATGTCGATTGACTTGATTTCCCCTTTGTGCCGATACTCCGCTTTTCCTACGTCAGGGATAAACACAAGCTCTCTGCACACACGGTCACGAACGGCCTCGCGATATGAGTACGAGTAATCTGCTTTGGCCATTGTCACGGCGTTGCCGTCAACCATCGTTTCTTGATAATCAATAAAAGCAATTCGCTTGCCGTCACCCCTAAACGGCGTTCCACTCATGCAAAGAATGCGGTCAGCGATATCACCGCACTGATCTGCGGCCATGCCCCATTTGTTGTGCTCACTTGCGTGATGCACCTCATCAAACACAAACATCAGGCGAACACCGTTTCGATTCCACGTCTTAAATGTTGAAACGATGTTTGGCAACTGTTGGTATGTAACCAAACCGCCATTGAAATCTTTTGGGTGGCCGTCGGAATTGCTTAAAACCTTGGCCAAATCAACACCGCATTTAGTCCAGTCGGCTAGAAAGCCGCCGTGACGATCACCCTTTAGGGCTGTTGTTGGAACAACCACAACAACAAAATCGATGTATTCGGAATCAATCATGTGACGAGCACAAAGACCCGAAAAAACAGTCTTTCCTGCACCTGGAGTCGCATTAACCAAAAAAGACTTTTTCTTTGAACCAATAAAATTTGATAATGCATCTTCCTGCCAACCACGGGCTTGTACCTTGTTCACGCTTACTCTCCTTGAGTGAATTGATAAATGACACGGACGACAAAGAGCCATTCCGTTGTTGATTTCGGTTACGCCACCGTCGGCAAACCGCTTTATGTGATGAGCCTCCCAAGACTTCGGTAAAGCAATCCCACACATCTCGCACTGACCACCAGCTGCCAGATAAATTTTTTTCCTTTGCGCTTTGGAAAAAAGCCGATTCACAGATGCAAATCCATCCGGCTCAATCTATCTTTGCCGGCTCGCACATAAGCCCAATCAACGTCGGGTCTTAGTTGCTCACAGCACACTTGGCGAGCCGTTGCCTTTTCGATTGCTGGACACCAGTGCGCTGGGATTTGGCGCTTTGCGTCGCGCACGGCTTGGCTCATTGCCGCCTTCGATACGCCGACGAGTTTGGCTAGTTCGCCCTGACTGCCGACAATCTCGACGGCTACTTTGAGCGCTTGTTTGTCTGTCATTTTCTATCCTCGGTCAAGATTTGTGGAAAATTTGTTTTGTGAACAATACTAGATAACAAAACCGCTTGCAAGTGCAATCTGTACTTTTTATGCTCTGAGGTTTACACTGATGAACCAACTAAAACTATTAACGGGAGCTTTCATGTTTAGCGATTGGGTAAAAAAAGCCCGTCTTGATGCGGGCATGAATCAAGAGCAGTTAGCAAATCAAATTGGTACAAGCAAGGCCAACATCTCTAGCTGGGAACATGGCCGACACAGCCCGAACCTGGCCGATGTGCTGAAAATTGCAGTGGCCACCCGATGCCCAGTGCCTGATGACGTCAAGTCTCAGATCGTTGCTGCGTCAAAGATAGGCGAGAAAGACACGGGCGTCTTTGTGCCTTTGCTTGAAAACTCAGGAGAAATGGGCGGTGGTGCAGAAGCACTAGAAACAGACGTGATCGCCAAGCGACTGCCGTTGACTGAAGGGTTTGTGTCTCGATTGGGCGCTGACCCAAAGCGACTGAGATTCATCGGCGCTTACGGTGACAGCATGAGCCCGACCATTGGTAGCGGCGATGTCTTGCTAGTCGATACCGGAATCAACCAAGTAAACGTCGATGGCGTTTATGTTTTGAGGACGCATGGCCGGTTGTTTGTGAAGCGTGTTCGTCAGCGCTTGTCTGGCGAGTTTGAGGTTAGCTCAGACAATCCGAACCACGACACCGTTGACACGCTTAATGGCGATTTTGAAATTGAGGTCATTGGTCGCGTGATATACGTCTGGCACGGCAATCCGTTGTAAATGATCCTTGATAATCCAAGCGCCCTTCGGGGCGTTTTTTTTCGTCTAAGGGAAATCACTAATCAACAAATGTGTATTTTTTTACACACAAAGGTTTGACTTGTGTATTTCACATATCTATACTTTGGTTTCAGTTCAAAAAACAAACCGAACGGAGAAATCATGAAAACCAAACTATTTATCGCATCAGTTGCAATCGCTTTTTCTTCACCAGCATATTCATCTGAAGCTCAATTGCAGGAGCTTGCTGAACACGCCAGCGAACTGTCATCTGAGTTGTGCGTTGCTTTAGGTGAATTATCGGCAACGTCTTTGGATGCCATGAGTGTCAATCCGCAAAATGTTTATGAGATTTTGATTGACGTCAAAGATGAAGGTCTTGATTGGTACGACAGCGTTTTTAGAAGAATGATGCAGGACTTGAACAAGACAACCATGCAACCAGCTGACTTTGGTTTGCACTGGCAAAACGAGTGCATGAAAGGCGCTCAGACATGGGTTTATGAAATGGTGAACCCATGAAATCAATAGACCGCGCAACACCGCGCACCCAACAAGAGGCGTTTGGCACTTCAGCCAAGCTGCACAACCCAGACGACGTCAACTTTTCAACATACGACCTGACCATAGCGGTGATTGGTGTATTGGGTCTTTGCGCGTCAGCGATCATTTTGATTTTGGAGGTTTTATGAGCCAATTAGCAACACTCACCAACAAGCTCGCAACCAAGCTCGACATGGGCGATGGTTCAGACCTGATAGACACCTTGAAAGCAACGGCGTTTAAGGGTCAGGTATCAGATAGCCAGATGGTTGCACTACTCACAGTGGCCAACGCTCATGGCTTAAATCCATGGACTAAAGAGATTTACGCTTTTCCTGATCGTCAAAACGGCATCGTTCCGGTTGTCGGTGTCGATGGCTGGTCGCGCATTATCAACAGCCATGAGCAGTTTGACGGGATGGAATTTAAGCAAGACGATGAGTCATGCACATGCTCTGTTTACCGCAAAGACCGTAGCCACCCGACCACGGTGACTGAGTTCTTGTCTGAATGCAAGCGCGAAACACAGCCGTGGAAATCGCACCCAAAGCGAATGTTGCGCCACAAGGCCATGATTCAGGCCGCAAGGTTGGCTTTTGGATTTGGCGGCATCTTTGACCCAGATGAGGCAGAAGTCGTCGCCACGTCACCGCAATCAAAGCCGCAACAAGCCGCGCAAAATCATGAACCTGACGGGTTGCATAATTTTGAGGCGCAACACCATCACGCGATGGTCGATGCCGCTGAACGTGGCGAACAGTCCTTGTCTGATGCGTTTAAGCAATTACCCAAAGGTTCGCTCAAAGTCGCCTACTGGCAAAAGCACCAAGGCGAATTGAAGTCGATTGCATCTCAGGTCGTGGAGGAATCAGATGATTGAGCAAGGAAGCGATGCTTGGTTCGAACAGCGTAGGGGAAAGGTGACCGCCAGTCGTATTTCAGACGTCATGGCCAAGACCAAATCAGGACCGTCAGCCAGTCGTGCGAATTACTTGGCTGAGTTGGTAGCCGAGCGTTTGACCGGCAAGGTCGCTGATAGTTTCGATACGCCAGCCATGCGCTGGGGCCGTGAATGTGAGCCGTTAGCCAGATCAGCGTATGAGGCTGAAACGGGTCAGATCGTTCTTTTGTCCGACATGGTTCAGCACCCTTCAATCGAGATGGCCGGCGCTAGTCCTGACGGTTTGGTGGGTGACCAAGGCTTAGTCGAAATCAAGTGTCCCAATCCCGCAACGCATATCAACACGATCTTGTCTGGCCAAGTCGATAAGAAATATCTGTACCAGATGCAATGGCAAATGGCTTGCACGGGTCGCACTTGGTGCGATTTTGTGAGCTTTGACCCAAGGCTCGGTACTGAGATGCAGATGTACGTCACCCGTATTGATCGAGACGACGATGCCATTAGTGAAATCGCGTCTGAAGTCAAAGCATTTTTGTTTGAAGTTGAGTCAACCGTTCACCGTCTTATCAAGTGGAGCGAATCAAAATGAGCCAAAAAACATGGTTGCTTGAGCAATTACGCAAAGGCCCAGTTACCCCAATACAGGCACTGAAACGAGGTGGGATTTTCAGACTGGCTGCAAGAGTTCAAGATTTACGAAATGACGGACACACCATCATTACGCAGAAAGTAGAGCAAAACGGCAAGAGTTTTGCGCGATACGTCATGACTAAAGGAAGATCAAATGCTTAATCAAGTTCAAGTCATCGGTCGTCTGGGCAAAGACCCAGATACGCGATACTCAGCAAGTGGCGATGCCGTTTGCTCTTTTAGTGTGGCCGCCAGCGAATCCTACAAAGACAAGTCTGGGCAAAAACAAGAAAAGACCGAGTGGTTCCGTTGCGTGACCTATCAAAAATTGGCTGAGATTTGCGGCCAGTACTTGACCAAAGGCCAACTTGTTTACGTCTCAGGCTCGCTTCAGACAAGACAGTACAAAGACAAGCAAGGTGTTGAGAAGTCCATCACCGAGGTCAAGGTGCGTGAAATGAAAATGCTTGGGCGAAATGATGAACCTAAGCAAAACTCCGAACCAAATCATAAGCCAAAAGTCGAAACCGACCCAAAACCAATTTCGGATTTGGACGACGATATACCTTTTAACTAGGTGGCGCATGATAACCACCGAAAAAACATCGCAAAAGACCGAAAAGGTTTGCTTCAAATGTTTGAAATTAAAACCACTTTCGGATTTTTATAAACACGCCCAGATGAAAGATGGGACTCTGAATAAATGCAAATCTTGCACGAAATTAGATGTCCACAATCATCGACACGTTACGCACAGGGAGTCCGTACTTGAATACGACAGACTTAGGGCTAAGCATCCGCATCGAATTTCTAAATCCAGAGCAATCCAATCTAGGTGGAGAACTCAACATCCAGAAAGACGAAAGGCCCAAATACTTCTTGGAAACGCCGTCAAGTCCGGAAAGATTCTTAAGTTGCCATGCCAGGAATGCGGCGAGGCAGCCGAGGCGCACCATCCAGACTACAGCAGGCCTTTAAGTGTTGTTTGGCTGTGTCCCGCCCATCACAAGCAGCTACACGCCAATCACGAAATGAATAAACAAACCGTATTTTGATGGAGCAATAGATGGACAACTCGACAGTACTTTCAATCGCAGAGCAGTCAGGCTTCAAAGTCGACGAAGCCAACTGGGATCACCTGATCGCCTTTGCCGAAAGAATCCGAAATTACACGATTGATCAAGTGATTGACATGGTCAACGAGGTCAACGCAAATGACCCAGAAAAATAGCACCTGTCGATGCACGGCGTATCCGTTTCCGCACCGGCTCAATTCTGGCAAGTGTTTTGGATCGGCTCCGTCGTGTATTGATTGTCAGTGGTCGCTTGTCACTTCAGACCCTTATGCAACTGGTGACCATTGGCACACGATGCTTGAGTGCAAGCACCCGATCAAATGCCCGTGGGGGAAGTAAATGAATGAAAAAGCACTTAGCCTAAAACAGGCCGCCGAGGTGCTGGGTGTCAGTTACGACACCGCACGACGAATCAGGTCAGAAATAGGTTTCAAATTGCCTGGCACAAATCGGTGGCGTGTCTGGCCATCGACCTTGAGTGGGCTATCTGGTGGTAAAGTGGACTCGCTATCGGCGAGGGTCGCAACTAGGAGCATTGACGTATGTCAATTTTTAAGCACCCCGTCTCAGGCGTCTGGTACGTCGATTTCATCGACCAAAGCGGTAAGAGAACTAGACGATCTACTAAAACGAAGGACAAAGAGCAAGCGCAACGGTTCGAGGCAAAGCTAAAGGTCGAGCTGTGGGAACGTAAGGTTTCCAATGAGCCAAATGCCGTAACTTTTGACGAAGCGGCACTGGCTTACATGAAAACCATTGATCACTTGCGAGACCAAGATGCCAAGGTTTTGCATGTCAGGCACTGGCGCTTGCACTTTGGAAACAAAAGCATTTGCTCTTTGACAACTGATGAGATTGAGAATGCCACGCCAAAAACTAGCGCGGCCAAATACGGTCACGGCAAGCCTTTATCTGGTGCAGCCAAAAACCGCTATCTGGCCACGTTAAGCAAAATACTGAACGATGCCAAAAAACGTGGCTGGATTCAGTCTGTGCCTTACATTAGGCGTCATGCTGAAAGCAAAGGTCGTGAACTGTATTTGACTCAGTCACAGGCCGAATCTTTGCTTACGCACATGGGTGATGGCTGGATGTTTGATGTGTGTGCGTTTGCCTTGAATACCGGCATGAGGGCATCCGAGATATTGAAGCTCGAATGGAGCCAGGTAAATTTGGACAGGCGCATGATTTCGGTCACTGCGGCCAAATCCAAGTCTGGTCATGGTCGGGCTGTGCCGTTAAATGACGGGGCGCACAACGTATTGCTAAGACGCAAGGGTCTGCACAAGCGATATGTGTTTACGTCTCAAGGCACTGTGCGTAACCAAGTTGATTCTCGGACGTTTAAGAGAGCGTGTCGATTGGTGGGTATACCGCAAGAATTTACGTTTCACGGATTGCGGCACACATGGGCATCTTGGCACGCCATGGCTGGCACACCGCTGCTGACTTTGCAGTATTTAGGCGGTTGGCGGTCACTAGTGATGGTGAACCGATACGCTCATTTGGCCGGTGAGGGGCTGGCAGACTATGCGGCCAATGTCTTAATTCTGCCACAGGAGGGAAAACCCTTAGGAAGCCGAAAACATCTTAAAGTTGTAAACGGCTGATTTTCCTAGGTATTTTGGTGGGTCGGGTGGGACTCGAACCCACGACCAACGGATTAAAAGTCTATGTTGAAAATCGGCTGAAAAGCCGCATAAAAACAAGGCTTTCGCCGATAGCACAAGGACAAAATCCGTTGATCATTTGTGCAAAATCGACCACGGTTTTATGCGGGTTTCCAAAGGGTCATGGCAAAAAAATGCCACAGGGAAAATAATTAAAAAAGTTGCATTTACCTATTGACACATAGGTCGATTCGTCCTATAATATAGTTTCAGTAGTTAAACAACACGGAGCAAATGACATGAGCAAAACACTAGACAAACTTAAAGCAAACCGTCCTTGGATTACTCACATAGACGACGAGCGCTCACTGGGAAACAGTATCATCGTGACCCTTGCCACCGGGTATGAATTTGCAGACGACCCCGGTTGTGGCGTGCAAGGTTACGAAACAGTGGTTGAGGTCAGAGCCGGCACAGCTAAAGACAACATTACAAGCACACAATAAACCAACCGGGGTCTGCGAGCCCCCACCAACACGGAGCAAATGACATGAAATTTGCCATCCATTACATACCCGAAAACGACACGCAAAGTTTTCGCGCAACCGATTTCGGGTGGTTTCGTAGCGAACTGCAAACTATTGAAGATACAAACGATGATGTGAATAACTTTGTTTTCTATGTAAAAGGGAAACCTGTTAGTTTTGCCCAAGCAAAAGTTGCGGCAGACGAAGCATTCGACGCATGGAAAGCAAAACGTGAGGCGACAAAAAAGCCTGTGTGGATTCACCAAGGTGCTAGTAACGCCAAGAACTCGTGGCACAAAATTTGGGTCAACAAGTAATCTCAATCAAGGCGCGAAAGCCATCGCCAACACGGAGCAAACAGATGAAACAATATCACTTTGTAAAATTACTGAAATACGCACCAAAACATTACTACAAAGAAATCACTAATAGAAAATACTCATTTTGGGATGCTTGCGTAATCGTCGTTGTGATTCTTGGGTTGATACATATAGTCACTTCCACGCCAACTGACCCTTTACTTTACATAGAGCCTAACTATCAAACTTAATTACAAACAAAAAAATATGGGCAGAATAAAAAACCTTGGACGCAAAATGAAACACCCAACACCCGAACAGATCAAACAAGCCCGACTGGACGCCGAGCAAACACAGCTTCAAGCCGCCCAAACCGTACACAGAGACGACTCGTCGGTCTGGCGTAAATGGGAGTCTGGCGTCTACAAAATGGACAAAGCCGTCTGGGAGCTGTATTTAATTAAAACTGGGCAGACTAAAAAATATTGAACTTTAGAAGGCAAGCAATGCCTCAACCAGAAAAAAAGGAGATTTTCATGAGAAACGTAAACGTACCGTCCTTGGTTTTTTTACTTTTAATAGTGGCCGGCGCTGTCGGTTTGAAAGTTTATGCTTACGAATTAATACCGACTGAAGCAGTTACTGCTTGTATTGAAAGTACAAAACAAGACTTGAATAGACCGTTATCTTTTGATCGAAAATTTGGTACGACAGAAGTTACAGGTTCTTCTTCTCTTAAAAAAGTGAAGTTTGAGTACACCGCTAAAAATGGATTTGGTAATGATGTGCCTGGAGCCGTGGAATGTCATTATCTTAATGGCTCAGTCATGTCGCTAAATCACTTTGACTGACATAACAAGCGGATGCCATGTCTTAGCCGCCTGGTTGTATTGTGTGCTGGTTGAGTGGCAGGGCCATGTCACCTAAATCTGCTACTTAACGACCGACCCCTGCACACCCTCGCCAAATTTCAAGTACTCGATTTCTGACTTCAGACGTTCGATTTCCAGTGCATACAGCGCGTTACAGTTAAGCGGTGGTGGAGCGTTTTCCAGATTGATCACCACGCGAGCATACACAGCGTATGTATTTCTTTGGAAATTTGGGTCAATGAACCGGCTGTTGACGTCAATCACCGCGCCGTTATTTTGCGCCCCCACACCAGCACCGCGACCAGCCATGACACCGACGTCCATGTACCACTGTCGAGGAGCCGTTGAGCTTTCACACTGCACACCATCGGCTGACCGCACCCGATCTGTGCCACTAGGCCATTGCGGAGCAGCGGGCAACCCCACACTTCCTAATTGAGCCATGACAGGCGGGCAGATTAACGATAAGAACAATATGATCTTGTTCATTGCAGATCGAACCCTTTGGTGTTGGGGTCTACTCCAACACCAAATCTTGCACAAGTTCTTGTCACAACCGACGATTGAGATTCAGGCGGCTGGAAGGTCGTACAAATAAAGTACAGCCCGTCTTTTCCATTGGTGTCTAGGCGCACCCTGAAATTACGCGATCCTTCAGATCGAATAGTGAAACGATTAGGCAAGGCAAGGCAGGGCACTGGGAATGCAAGCGCATTTCGAAAACACTCGACCTTGTAGGACGCCGACTGATCGAAAAAATTAAGAGCTTTGAATTGGTATCCGATTAGCTTTGAGCCACTCGGCGCTTCGAGGCGGGTTGGGAGAATCCCATGCGCCCCAGCGACCGAGGTCACCAGAGCGCATAGAAGCCCAACAATGTTGAGCTTACTCATGGTTAGCTACACGATAAAACCGTGCTTGCACCATAAGTACCAGCGGGGAAGTTGGTCTCGCCACCTGAGTACACTTGCAAGCCTAAAGCGATTGTGTCACTTGAGCCTGTGGTGTACTGAGTAGACGTAGATGCACCCGTGAAGCTCAAAGAACCTTTCGCCGTGGAACTTGCGATGGTGGTGAACTCAGCCACGATAGAACCCAAATCTGGGGATGTACCGAAAGCTGAAGGACCCGTGATCGCAAGCGTTGGCTGCCCCGTGTAAGTGAAAACGACTTCGCCTCCAGTGCCTCCGACATGAGATGTCGACAGACGATTAGGCGCAATGACGTTTGAACCGAACTCGCCCGGCGTCACACTCGTAAAGGTGCATTGATTGACCACTTCACCCTCGGTTAAAACCGAGGCCGCTTGTGCCGCGCTTACTGTCGCAAATGACAGCGCCACGGCTAGTAGATGCTTTTTCATAAAGCCTCCCTCTAAATGCCCAAGAATGCCTGGGCGAGCATCATGACCAGATGGCCATGATCATCGAGTGCGCCTAATCCAGGATTGCAATTCTTCCAACTGCAAACTGGTTTCAGCACAGCGCTCTAATAGCGCGGAGCGTTCTAAAGATCGTGTGTCAACGGCGGGGTCATCAGCTCGGCTGGCGGCATCGGCGGTGGTGGACACGGGGCCGGAACCGTCCTTGTCGCGCATCCTACGCTCGTAATCACGACGCAAGTCAGCAAGCCTAGTTTGATAATCCTCATGGATAGCCTCTTTATCGGCTTTATGCCGTTTAACGATCTCAGCGGTGCGACGCTCTTGGTCAGCCGCTTGCTGAGCGACTGAGGCTTTGTACGCAGTGAGTTTGTTGTGCTCTTTCTGCCAGCCGAGCGTGTACGCAACCGCGAACACTAGTAAAAATCCCACGCCGACGATTAGCGTCTTGGCGTGAGCCCTCAAAAATTCATAAATAACCGTGATCGAAAACATCGCGTTCCCTTTTGCGGCGTTTTACCAAGCCGGGTAATTTTTTATGGTCGGCATAGACCCATTTGTGGAACTCAGCCGATGCCGCCTTTTTGTGGCCTTGGTTTAGCAACTTGAGCATCGTTGAGTTGCGAAAATTACCGCACCCGACGTTATAGACAAAGCTGACAAGCGCATCAAACTCTTGCTGTCTCAGTGGACGCTTGACGTGCTTGTTGACGCACTCAGCCGCTTTTGGCGCGTCTTGATGACGTAACCAATAATCTGCTTGCATACGATCACAGCGCTGATCAGGTTTGACTCTGAATGTTCGGCCGTACCCGATGGTAAAGGGTGCGCCGCCGGTGCCCACATCAGGATACGCCACGTCTGAAAACCCTTCCATTTGCTTGATTAGCTCGATGCCTTGATCACTGACTTGCATCACGCCCCCAGTGCTCAATCATGTATATCGACACATAACTCAAAACGAAAGCATGGAAAAGGATTTGCACAGAGCCGGTTACCACGTCAAAGACGGGACTGGTGTCGCCCATTGCTTTTAGAAAGCTGCAAAATGACATGGCGTAAGCCGACCAACCGAGCGCCCAAAATAAACCTTTACTCTTTACGGCTGTCGC